TTAAGATATATACAAGATTTAGGAGGGCTTGAAAGAAAATTTACAATCAATGTTATAACGGACGATACCGAAGGTTTTGAGAATAAAAAGAAGTTTTTAAAAATGCTTGATGATGGCGGACAGCTAGAAATGAGTCACCCTGACTATGGCGATTTAAAAGTATTTTGTTTAAGCTATACAGCCGAGAATAATTATATCAATGAAGTTGGCTTAACTAGAATTAGTCTAAACTTAGAGGTTGCTTCGCTAAACATATTCCCTTTAACAGCAAAAAAGAAGGGCTTTTTAGCAAGATTAAAATCTGCTATACTTGGCAAAAACGAAGAGAAGTTTAATAAAGCTTGGAAAGCGGTTAAAAAAGTTAAAGGGACTTTCGATAATACTGTCAAGACAATGAATTCAGTTTCAAAAAAAATGAAACAAGTTGCTAAAAAGATACAAGGTGCTGGCGATGGTTTTGGCAAATTTACAAGTGGCTTAAATGATTTAGCATTGTCAGCAAAGCAATTAGTGCAGTCTCCTACTTTACTTGTCGCCAACTTAAAAGCTAATTTTAATAACCTAGCAACCGCATATTCTACTGCAAAAGATGTATTTAATATTGCAAAAGATTTAGCTAAACTAAATTTTGATGATATTAATATGGATGGCAATAGTCAGCAAATAACTAACTATATTGTTAGCTCTGCAATGGCAACTTGCTATGAACAGGTTGTATTAATAGATTATCAAACAACCGATGAAATTGATATTGCTATAAAAGAGCTTGAAACTGCTTTTAAAAATATGCCATCGACAATTGATAAAGATATTTACGATTTACTTAATCAAGCTAGAGTTGAGGCTATGAACACTTTAAATGCCCTTGCTATATCATTGCCAAGCTTAAATAAAATAAACATAAATAACCCTATTAGCTTAACTAATTTATGCTATTCTTTATATGGCAATCTTGATTTATTGGAAACGATATCAAAGCTAAATAAAATTATTGACCCTACTGCGATTAGCGGTGATATATGGATACTAAAAAATGCCTAACAACATAATAACAGCGGAAGTTAATGGAATTGCTTATGGAGGATTTATAGAGGCATCTATAACTCACTCAATAGAAAATTTTGCGAGAAGTTTTTCGTTATCAATAGTGCAAAGCGATGAGTTTAATTCGCCGATTAAATTGCAAGATGAGATTGTTATTTATATTGACGATATCAAGGTGCTTACTGGATATGTTGAGGTTTTAACTAAACAAGGCACGGCAGATGGTATTAGCTATAATATCGAGGGCAGAAGCAAGACTGGCGATTTAATAGACAGCTCTATTAATAGAAAAACATATAAACAAAAAGAGTTCAGGACACTTGTTAATAATGTTTTATTAGATAATGATTTTGCTAATATTAATGTATCAAGCGATTTATTTTTTATTAAGATTGATAGCAACCCTATTGTTGATAAAAACGGCGAGACTATTTTTAATTTTTTAGATAGAATTGCAAAAAAAGCACAAGTTTTATTAATAACTAATAATAGTGGCGATATTTTAATAACAAGAGAAGGCGACACTAAATTAAGTGGCGGTTTATTTTTAGAAACTGCTAGCATAAGAAATAACATTTACGAATATCAATTAGAATTAACAACTGCTAATAGATTTAATAAAATAAGAATAACTTCGCAGACAACAAATACACAAGATGAGCCTGTATCACAAATGGCTATTGCTTACGATAATAATATAAGAAGCGGTAGAAAGTTATTTATCAATGATACGAAAGAAGCTAAAACATCTACATTATCAAAACTAGCTAATTGGCATATTAATGTCCGCAGAGCAAAGGGCAGTAGATACACTTGTAAAGTTAGGGGATATTATACACAAGAGGATGAGCTTTTTGAGGCTAACAAGTTAATCAAGCTTGTTGATGATTACAATCTAATCAATGGCTTTTTTCTAATACAGTCCGTTAATTATAATGTTGACACAAGCCAAGGTTGTTATACAGAGCTAAATTTAGTTGAGGTGGGAACTTTTAGTCTTGATGGTGTTGATAGTGCTTTTAATCTTAACAACGGCTCTCTTGGCAAAAACTTGATAAAATAATCAGGCTTTTACTATTGATTGACCTGCCGTTAGTATCTGCACTTGATATGTGCCTGCTGAGCTACCGCTTGGTATAACAACCTGCATAGTTGCATTTTGATTTAATACAAATGAAGTTGCCGAACCTAGATTAATAAGTCCTGCAAAGGCAGTTGCATCTAAATTATTACCGCTAATAATAACATCGCCATTAGCTTTAAATGTTATAGAATTCGTTGATTTAAAATTTCCTATTGCTTTTTCGTTAGTTGCTAATGTTGGTTGGGAACTTGGCAAATATGGCAATGCAAAGGCATTATTTAGACTTTCACCGATAATCAAACAAGGGCAATTAGCAGGAGGATTAGAGCAATCGCCATAAGGCATAAATAATAATAAGCTATGAATTGAATCATCTTTTAGCTTTACCTTGGCATATTTGCCTTGTGTCGATATTATACTTCCCCTTTCTATTATCTCTATCATAAAAAATAATTGACAATTTTTAAAAACATTGTAAATATTATATCAATAAAAATTATTTTGCAACAAAATGCTAGACATAAAATTAAATAAAGACAAAGATTATTGGGATATTGATTTTGAGAATGGCGATTTTGCCTTGACAAATTCTATTGACACAGCCCTTTATATGTCTATTTTTTGCGAAAAACAAGCAACGGCAAGTCAAGTGTCAGATCCGCTTTTAAGAAGGGGGCATTTTACTAATTTATTTTATGAAAAAGAATTAGGTTCTTTTTTATGGTTTTATACTTATCAGCATAGCTTGACCGATATTACAATGCAAAATGCTAGAAAAACTATAAATGAAAGCTTGCAATGGTTAATAAATGATAAATTTGTTAGCAGTGTAGAGGTTAATGTTTTAAAACAAAACAATACTTTAAATGCCGAGATTGCTTTAACTGGTTCACAAGAGAATACAAGATATTACAATTTAACAATAGTATGATAACTTTACCTACATTAAAAGAATTACAGCAAAAAATTAGAAACGATTTAGTATTGTCTATTAACTCTGGGCAGACTGACCCTAATAAGAAGGTAGATCCTAATATCAATAATAGTTTTATTGGAGGACTTGCTGATAGTATGTCTGCTGGTTTTAACGAAAATAATTACATTTTATTGCAAGTATTAAATGAATTGTTTCCGCAAACAAGCCAACAACAAGATATTTTAGATATGTGGGGAAGTTTTTACCAAATAACTAGAAAACAACCTACACAAGCCGAAGGTTATGCTATATTTACAGGCACTAACAACACATTGATACCTAACGGCACTTTTATACAAAAAGCCGACGGCACTCAATACACAACACAAGCCGATACAACTATTTTAACACAATCAATATTAGCAAGTAGCTTAACAAGAGTAAATACCACCGCTACTTTTACCGCTACGGCACCGCATAATTTAGCAACTGGAATGACAGTGATTATTAGCGGAGCTCATAATCATCAATACAACATAACGGCAACTATAACGGCTATTAGCGATGTTGCCTTTACTTATCAAGTTAGCGGCAATCCGCCAAGTCCTGATATACATACTAACATTATAGCAACTGCAACTTTTGCTTATGTTAAAATTTTAGCAGACAATAGTGGCTCAATTGGCAACTCCGCTGGCGGTTCACAAATGGAGCTTGTATCGCCTATTTTGAATGTTGATGATACTTGTTATATTACTTATGATGGCTTATATAACGGCATAGACCAAGAGAGCCAAGAAGATTTTCGCACTAGAATATTAAATAGAATTGGCTTACTATTAGAAAGTCCTTTATCTGTTGCTAACATAGAGAATACCATAAAAGAAAATATAGCAGGAATTACAAGAGTATGGGTGCAACCTGCAACTCCATCTCACGGCTATTTTACCGTTTATTTCACAAGAGATAATGATGCTAATATTATACCTACTGCTAATCAAAATTTACAAGTCAAGACACTGTTAAAAAGTGTTGCGGAAGCTAATATTGCTGATGCTAATATTGTTGTTAATTCCGCATCTACTGTTGCTGTTAATTTTGTTTTTTCTAGTTTAAGTCCAGCAACACAAGCAATGAAGACTGCAATTACAACCGAGTTGCAAAACTATTTTAAAAGCGAGCAAGTAGCGGTAGGGCAGAATGTTAGCTTACGAGAATTGAATTCTGTTTTATACAATGTTATTGACAGCAACGGAAGCGAGCCGACATTTACCTTGTCAAGCCCTAGTGCCGATATTGTTATTACAAGTTCTCAATTGCCTATATTAGGCACAATTACTTTCTAAATATGTTATTAAAAGAAAGAGATTTACAAGAGCAAACACAAATTTTATCTAACAATTTGAGGGGTGACCCTTTGCATCAAGCAAAGAATATACAAGATAGTAATTTATATAAGGTTTTAAAAGGTTTAGCAACTGGTTTTTTATCTTATAGGGACTTTATCAATTATGTTTATAAAGAGTATAATCCAAGCACGACAACCGATTTAATTGATATGTGGGAAGGGATGGTTGGAATTCCTGATAGTTGTATACCTATTGCAAGCACGATTGAGGAGCGGAGAAAATGGGTTGTTTTAAAACTTTCAGGCTTAAATATAACAACAAAGGCACAGTTCGAGCGAATAGGGCAATTAATGGGATACAATATAACGGTGAGGGCAGGGCTTGAAGCTAGCGATTATTTACTAACATTGCCGGGAATTACAAGCGATAAATTGCCGTTTTGTATATTGATAACACTAGATAATACTTTTGCTACTGGTGGCTTTCCATTAACATTCCCTTTTACTTTAAAAGAAAGTGCCGTGCCTGATTCTCTTTATTGTATTTTTAACAAAATCAAGCCTGCACATTGTGTGGTTTATTTTAATTTTACTAGCTAATTATGTCTGATTTTATAACAAACAAAATAAACGGTCAAACTGTATCCGCGAGCGAGTGGAATCAACTTAACGAGATTGACAATGTTATATCAACTGCTGGTATAACTCCGAGCGATGCAGTATCAACACAACAAGCGAATGCTATTGCTAGATACTCTGCTGGCTCTACTTTTTACACTGATAGCGGCTCTGCTAATACTTATATCTTAACTTCCGCTAATGGTTTTTCTACCGCTGTATTAAGTGGTGCTGGCTATTTTAACGGAATGGAAGTAAGATTTAGGGCTGGCTTTACTAATACTGGGGCATCAACTGTCAATATCAATTCTTTCGGTAGCAAATCAATTACAAAACATAATTTTACTGCCTTGACTGGTGGCGAGATTAATAACGGTGCTGATGTTATTTTAAGATATTGTGCTAATAACGATTGTTTTGTATTAAATGTAAATACTGCAACAAAAACAAGTTATGGTGCTTCACAAATTATTAACAGTCCAATAGTTTTTGGTATTAATTCAACCGATCCTGATAACGATGTAGATTTTTTTTCTAATAGTTTTTATTTTGATGATGGCACTGGCTCTGCAACATTAACAAGTAATTTAACAAAAAGACTTGATGCAAA